CTTTATGCGCCGCAACGCCGGTATCAAGCATGTGCTTTGCTACGTCCATTTTCTGGCCATGCTCAGCCTTGGCTTGATCTGCCCTATGGATGATGATTTCGCGCGCCATATCAATGGTTTTACCATGGATGTCAGCTTGATGATCAGCGGCATCTATCTGAGCCTTTTGGGCCTCGGTTGCCGCATCCTGATCAACCTTTTTAGCCTTCGTTTGTGCCTCCAGAACCTTGGCGTCCGCAACCTTATCCTCTGGCGTCGGTCCTTGCTGCTGAGGTGGCGGCTGCTTGACCAAGCCTTTCGGATCCTCGCGCATAGCCAGCAGAACTCGGCGCAGCGTTTCCATCGGATCCATCAATTGACCAAGCGGCCCGGTCTGGAGTTCAACCAACGCTACGGCGCGCATCTGCCGATGGATGTGGCTCGGAATATTGGGATCGCTCTTGGGTACCAGCGTAACGGTATCCAGCGCCTGAAGCAGCTTTTCCTCAGTCCACCCAAATTGCCGAGCAAATTTGGACTTGTTGCCTTTCCAGAACGACTGCGGCATCTCGCGGAATAGATCAGCGATCAGCCCGATTTCCTCAGCCTGAGCCTCGTGGCCCAACTTATGCGTGGCTGCCATCAGCTTCGTGGCCATCTCGATATGCGCGAGCATGGTCCCGACCGGGATATCCTTGATACCCTCGCCAACCGGGATTTCCGCAGCCAAACCGACGCTTTTGGCCTGTTCCGTGATCTTATCAATGAGCGTCATCAGGCCGGGGCCAGCCTCGCGATACGGCAGATTGGCAACAATATCGCTAATCGGCTGGCCGTTCGTTTCAATCGGCGTACCGGTGCCAGGCTGAAGCACCAGATCAGAGGTTTTCTGGCGCCCACCAAGCGCTGCAATCAGGAATGCCGGGAAGTTGGCGAGGAAGCCGGCATCCAGCGATAGGCGCCACGCCGCAGTTAATGCGTCGGCAGAGTTTCCAAGGATATGCAGAAGCCCCGTCCCGAAGAACCCAGGTCCCGGCACATACGGATATTTGACGTACATTCTTTTGCGCTGGCATTCCTCATCTTCGGGCTTCCAATCCCGGCGAAGCGCCAGCATCTGCTGCGAATCTTTGTCAATCGTTACCAGATACGGTAATGCGAGGCCCTGCATGTCCTTTGGCGCAAACTGGTCAAGTTCCAATTCGCATTGCGTCTCATAAAGCGTATATGGCTGATCCTCTGGACGCGATTGCACTGCGGCAATACCTTGGATCGCCGCAGTCTTCTCATCGACCATATTGGCGGTTTGCGTCGGAGGCGTAAGGGAAACATTGAGGTAAAAGCCCTTTTTCTGCATGCGCTTCATGACCGACTGGCGCATCGGGATCTGATGGGTGATCCGCTCGCAGGATTTAAAATCCTTGGTGGCATCCGAAACGATCAAGTCTTTCTGATCCACCGATTCGGTGGTGGGACGCTTCTTCATCGGGTGCATGTATACTTTTTTGAACCCGGCACCTCCAAAAGCCCGGCCCCACAGCAGCATATGCGAGGTCTCAGGCGCGTAACTGGTGTCAATCGAGGTCAGGAAGTAGTTCATATCCCGCTCGAAAGCGTCGGCAAGCTCGTCTCTGGTTTCCTCTGGGTCGTCGCCGAAGTCTTCCACCTTGCAGGGACCGCCCGCCGGCAGAAACTCCGCCTGTGCGTTCGCCCAATCCTTGAGGATGGCCTCTAGGAGCAACGGATTGGTCACCACGGACATACCGTCCATGACCGCAGCGCCATCCCCTGACCGCGGATCGGCAATCTGCAACCCGAGCATGTCCATGCCCTTGGTGCGATTGGCTAATGACGGCTGGCGGGATAAATCATCGGCTTGGATCGCCTAATGAGTTCGTTGGCGATCGTCAATCGCTCAGATTCGCTCAGCTTATCGGCGATATTCTTGTAAAAATCAGCAGGATCTTCGGTTTCTAAGGCCGAATCCGGCGTGGGATTAAACTGGATAACAACGCCACCGTCAGGCTGGGAGATTTCAATGTTGCCATCGACAACTCTCACGCTATCGTCGGGATCGTCTTCGATGACTACGTGAATGTCTTGGGCGGGATCGGCCATTTACTGGTCACCGTAGACTTTTCGTTTCAGCGCATCAAATCTCCGGCGAAACTCTATCTCAGCCTGAGCCAAAACACTATCGGCGATCAATTCACCAGAACCGTCATACCCTGTGGCCGCATCCATATCGGCTATAAATTTGGCCCGCAATTCGGCATGCCTAATCCGCATCGCCTCAATTGCCCTATCTAATGCAGGATCGGCCATCAACCTATCCTATTGTCGGCTTCTTCGTCCGAATAACTGTCTGTCCAAGGCATGGGCGGCGGGTGCAAACGATCTTGGACATTAAATGCACAGTATGCCGCATAGCGCTCTCCTGGATGGAAATGAATGAATTGAAGACCAGGTTTGCCACACTCATCACAGTACCAAGGAATGCCTTTTTCTGACATTTGAGCGCGCGTCAGTTCATCCGAAGTCCAGCCGCAAAAACAATGCAAAAGCGTAAAATCATAATACATATCTCAGCCTCCAAGGAGGAACCAGAGCCCCAGCATTACCACACAAGAGGCCACAATCGCCACAGGAACGTGAGACAGCGGCGATAATCGGCATTTGTCAGGCCTTGAGCCCAATCCATAATTCCGGCTCATCCGTTTCCTTCCTTGATGCATCTGGCTTCATCCGGTTGCTGTTCTGCGCCGCTCGCCAGCACTGTTGGCATAAATCATGGTCCAATGCGGGATTACGAGCGCCACCACGCCGAAATACCTTGATCGGACGCCCGCATTGGCATGTGTTGGCGCTATGCGTCACTTTCGATTTATCGTTCGGGGGTAACTTGAACCGTCATCTCGTTTGCATGAATACGTCTCAATATCGTAGTTGCAAGGAAGCGATGGGCCAGGGCGACATACCGTAGCCGGATCAAGTAAAGGATCTGGACCGCAGACCATGGGTCCAATGCATGCCATGGCTGTCCTAGCAACAGAAACCAATGTGCAAATATCGGCCATTTATCGCGCCTTCACCCTTCCCAGAATTTCCTGCTTGGCAACATCAATGCCCAAATTCATCTGCGCCGCATTGCTGCCAGCCATCGCCATGCCGTAGTCACTGGGACCGCCGGCAATAATCACAATCCAAGACATCTCGCCCCTCTTGGCAGCCTCCAGCATTGATTCCAGCAACTCAACGCAGTCGTCCCCGCCAGATGGCATCATCTTGGGCGTGATCAGAGGGCCGTTTCCGGTGATGATGTGGGGTTTCTTCAAGACGGTTCTCCAGGTTCTGCGGCTGGCGATCGCTTGGCATTGGCTCGGATATCCGCGTAGCTGTGCCCCTCAACCGAGACGGCGCTGGCTACCGAACGGAGTTGGGCGATCGTGTTGCGGAGACGTTCGATTTCGTCGGCGGCTCGTTTGAGCAGTTCTTCATGATCGCACCTTTCATACGGGTTTGATGCCGCGAACTTGCTTTCTTCCCGCAAAGTTTCAACAATATCGCTCATGCTGCTTCACTCTTTAATTGGCCCAGAACATCTTGAAGCGCGTTACTCAACGCTTTGAGTTGAGGATCGTCAATTCTTCTGGCCATTTGAATTGATAGAGAACTGGAGATAGCCCCAATCTTCTCAAGAGATGAGCGAAGGCGTTCAATCTCGGCAGCAGCCCTGTTGCACATATCCCTCTGCCACATCGTATAGTGATTGTAGTTTTCCAGGGAAAAACACTTTAGTTGATCAACTAGATCATCGCTCATTTCCAGTTCTCCGTGTTCATCGCGAAGGGGCTGCCCCATGGCTCGGGTTTGGGCTCATCGGTCGGTGGGCGCAAGCCATTGATGGTTCCACGAGGTCCAGCGTGATCTGGGATCAATCTTGCCGATGGCCGAATCCACTGCAGAATTTACTCGTCTGACTATATCATTGCCCCATACTTCAACGAGGGTCTTCTCTACTTGCTCGCGCTCAGAGATGGTGCTCGGCGTGTAGGGAGGCAGCTTTGGCAACGACTGGGAAACCGGCATATGCGCCGCCACAAACGTCATATCTTGATCTGTCATTGGTTGGATTGGCGGATGTACAACGCATGGCCAGTTCTCCGGCGTCTCAATAAAATATACGCCGCGCTCTCGCTCATGAGTTCGTAGCTTTTTGATCTCAGCCAGCGCCTCAGCGCACAGTTCGGCAAGAGCCTGCTTGCTCCAGTTAAAATCAAACCCAGCCTCTGGCAGGTTGGTAGGATGGCCAGCCTTTACATTTGCCAGCAGTTCAAGCTTCCTCGTGATGTCCATCATTTGGGATCCTCTGATTTTTCGCCGCTCACCCATGCATACAGCTTCTTGGCATCGGCCAAAAGCTCATCATTTGTGATTGGAACGTCTGTCATGCCATCGGAAAACTTCGTGCGTGGAACAGCTCGCAAGCATTCAAGCTTGGTAACTTCAGTATCATTCATTGGTCTCATCCTCTCGTTTCGTAAATGAAAACCCACCGTTATTCACATGCTCGTGGAAAAACTTGCCGATGCTTTCCCCAGCATCATGCGCGGCCATCATCCGGTCATGCAATTCCTTCGGCACATCCGGGTAGTCGTAGGTTGCGCCAGATCTGAATTTGACTGTGAGCTGCTTGCCGTCGTGGTCTACCGCAGCGATCGTGCTGGATTTGATCTCTGTCATTTTACAGTCCTGAACTTTGCACGTCTTAATGCCCAGTTAAAATTAAGGGAAGCATGTCTAACAAGATGGCCAGCCTGTGTTTTTCCGCACCCAAGTCTAGTTGCTATCTCGTCAAGTGACATTCCCTCGCAACGCAACATTAGAGCGTGTTCAACTCGTGCTACCCAATAAGCGCCAATACCTTCTGACCCAGGACCACACCAAATTTTAGTAGGATGAATGCGTTGGCTCACGCGGATCTCCTGCTGAAACCTGGATACAGGGGTTTTTTAGGTGCCCCACGATGCCTCACCGCATCCAACTCCTGTGCCCGGCGCTCCTCATCGCTGCGGATCAGGCCGGTGTCACGGAGATGCTTAACGCCCTGCATCATGGCGTCGTAATCGTCATCGTGGGCACCATACGGGAAAATGGCGCAGTTATCTATCACCTTCGTGGCCCAGTCGCGATCCGGCGCATAGATCATTTCTTGCGAAAATGAGGATTGTACCGCCAAGCCGCGGGCGTATTTGTCGCCCTTCGGCTCCACGAGCTGGATTGTCCAGCCCTCTCGACCATGCGAATTCCGCAGCGATTGCGCCGCTGAGATACCCGAGGCCTTGCTTTCGATCAGCAGCTTATCCGCCTTGAAGCGCTTGCAGGTATCCGCAACCCATTCAATCAGCCCCCAGTGGGGCATACAGCGGCGCCGATACATTGATTCGTGCTCGTTTGGGTCAACATCCATTCTAGGCCCGGAGAACTCCAGCCGCTTTGACCAAGCATGCACCAGCATAGCCCGGTTATAGCCGTGTTCATTCTGGAACACTCCGAGAATCACCAACGCGCTCGGGTCGTTCTTTTCTTCCTCAGTGTAAGCGCCATCTAGGCTGGCCACGATGTACTCAAATGGCGGGAATTTCTGCCCGTCGTTGGTCATGTAGACCTCGGCCGGCATCCACCATTCGCGTTTGATCAAGCCGCCGCCGCGGGCCTCAGGGGTTTGCTGGAGTTGGCTGGCTGTTGCGAACGGACCAAGTTCAATCTTAAGCGATTGAACTGCTTTCTCTGAGAATCGCTCATGCCATGCCAATTCTCCTTCGCAATCTTCTTTGTTCGGTCGCCACCGAGGATCAACCCAACCAATTTCGTTGGTGTATGGCTCACCAGTTTCTTGATTTGTTGCCGTTTCCCAGTCGAATTCCATTTTGATACACAAATGCACGTAAGGAAGCCCTAGTCTCAAGATCTCTCCCGAAACATCCCCTTCGCCTACACGTTGAGCAATAACAACTTTAGCGTCAGTTTCGATGTTGTTCAGGCGCGATGACAGCGATTCCCGAAACCATCGGTTGGTTTCGTCCATTACCGCTTTTGATTCGCTTTCTTTTACGTTGTTCAAATCGTCGCAGATCGCGCGATTGCCGCGTTTACCAGTTGCGGATCCTGAAACAGACGATGCCCACTTCCAACCATGTCTGAGATTGGAAACCATTGTCATGCCATTTTGTCGAATCGCAACGTGCGGATACATGGCTTGGTATTCTGGCGATGAAATAAGATCACCAAACCGCTGATTGTCGCGCTCGGTATTCGAACTGCTGTAAGAGAATGTCACGTACCTGAGGTGAGCGAGGTCCATCGGTCCCCATTCCCACGCTGGCCAAAATACATTGGTCATCAAAGATTTCATTGAGCCTGGCACTGTATTGATCAACAAATTGGTAATTTCACCAAAAGTGACGGCCTCCAAGTGCTCGGCAATAGCCTCAGGTACCCAACCCTCAACGAACGGCGTGCCAGGCTCCAGCACATGCCAGAAGTACCGGACGAAGCTCAGCAGCCCGCCCTGCCACACCCCGTCCTCATCCCGGTAGCCTCTGGTTTGATGCTCGGCCTTGGCTATCCTGCGGCGCTTCTCTGCTAATGCTGCGTTGAAGCGCTCAAGATCGGCACGGGGAATGGGCTTGTTCATCTATCCGACGCATTGGCCGCACGTTTGCGCCGTGCCAGCGCCTGCCTGATAGCTGCATTGACGTGGCCGTGGCTTATGCTCAGCCGCTCGGCAATGGCCCAGTTGGGCATGCCCTTCTCATGCAGCGCGAGGGCGCGGTCGCACTTGGGTACAGTGTTTGGCTTGGGAGGGCTCATGGCTTCAAAGTAACCGATGAGATGCATTTGAAACCACCAATTCCAAACCATCTTCCAATCCGACGCAAAACACGTTCCCACAATGGATGAACCGTAACCGTGATCGTTTCCACCACAGGAAGACCGAAGGCATCGTATCCACAAACTGTATATGTTTCGGTGTGAGTCTTCATGCGAACAAACCCCACACAGCCACAGCCCAGAAGACAGCATGGATAACCACGGTAAGGGCTTGGTATCGGAGGAGGGTCATTTGCGTATCCTCTTGAGAGCCATGGCTAATCGGAGCGGAAACAAAACCGAAATAAGATAGACTTGAAGATATCCGACCATGTTGCCATGAACAGCCATTTCAATGTGCCTAGAGCGAAGGCCAGGAGATACAGCGTCAGCATAATTGCGTCATGGGCCCTCACGTCTTGCTATCCTTCTGCCGGCGGCGGTAATCGCGCATGTATTCCCGTTGGTAAGCCTTACGGTCAAAACCTTCAGTCTTCGGAAGCGTCTTCTCTCGGATCTGGCTTGTCGTGGACACGGACGCCTGATGTCTGCTCTTCTGTGGCACTGAGGCCGAACTGGAGATGGACGGCGATGGGTTCGTGATCGGATTCCGCTTCAATGGTGATGTGGGTTCCGCATCCTGGACAGTTGAAGCAATAGACGCGCTTGGGCATACTCTCTCCCAATGAGGTTGGCCGCATGTTCGGCAGATTGGTGCTTTCATAGCGTAAGACTTACGCACATAAGTAAGACTTACGCAAGCACTTATTCCGACTCGCCATCATCCTCAGGCTTCGCAGGCTGATACGTCAGAAGATGCTGCGGCAACTCAATCTCAAGCTTCTCTGCCTGCTCAAGAAGCGCTTGGCTCAGTTCCGCATCGCTCATCCGAGCAAATTCTCCAGGTTCTCCAACCTCATGGCGCTCTATGAACATGCCAAAGTGCTTGCCCAAATCAACCAAAGCACCCTTCTTATCGCCCAATTTGAACTTGACCCGGCGCACTTCGCGCGCATCAGTCCGGCCATCCCTGAATTCCTCCACCGTGATCTCAACCAATGCCGCAGCCTGATCGCGCGTTAAGTCCTTGAAATTCAACGTAGGAGCCCCATCAGGACCCACCTTCATGTAGTCCTGCATGTTCGCAAACGCGATCTTGGCGAGCTCGGAAAGGATAGCTTCTTTGGTAATTGCTAGCTTTTCTATGGCCTTAGCGGTGGCAGTCGTTTCAATAGCGTCCCGCTTCTCGAATAATTCAGATATGCGTTCTTGAATATGTTTCTTGCGCCTTAGGATGTGGGCGTTGCTGCGGTTCCTAGCGTAACCAGCGACAGCATGCGCATTCTCGGGAGATTTTCCGTTTACGACTTCTTGGCAAAATCGCTCTTGGCGCTCATTTTTGAGAGCAGGCACAATGGTTTATCCTGCTTTGA